CCCAGAATAGCAGCAAGCGCTACACCCCCCGCTGCCAAGCCCCACGGACCTAAGCTGCCCCACGCCATCAAGAACGTAGGAATGTAAGCAATAGCTTTTGCAGCAGCAGTGGTGACGGTGACAGCCAATGACTCAGCCAAACCTGCCAACTCAACCAGTCGGAATGCCTTCTCAGCGCCTTCCATAACTTTGTAACCTGTGCTACCCTCTTTGAAGAAGCTCTTTGCAGCACCGGCCATGTCTCCATAACCTTTGATACGAGTGGAGCGTTCTTTGTTGGCGAAGTCTAGGTTGATATTACCATTACGCTTGGCAATCACTTCCTCACTGTGGCCCATTTCCTTACCAAGAGCGTAGCTGGCATTAATCGCAGTGTCTTTGTCAGAAGCGAGCTTTTGTTGAGTTTGGCCAGTCCTGACAGCAACCATTAGCAGTTCACCAGCGGCCTTACCAGCGTTACCAAAAGCACTGCCCAAAGAATCGCTAATACTCTCGCCAACACCCACCCACAACTTGCGCTGAGTTTCTGCAAGATTGGTGAGTTGAGCTTGAGCCTCATTCAAAGCTTTAGGGTCAGTGATGTTACCCATCTTCTGACGGAGCGCTGGCAAATCGGCAGCAAAGCGTGCAGAAGCCTCTGTAGCCGCATCAAACATCGCTGCTAACCCTTGGCCTTCTGTAGCTGTTTGAATGCCTCTGAGTTCGTTCCTAGTGGCTTCCGCTGCTACACTAAAGTCATTAACAGCATCGCGGTTCTGAGCACTTGCTAGGCCAGCAGCGTAGGCAGTGTCTTGATAAGCTTTAACTTTTTCAAGTTCTCCCTTACGTACAAGGTCAGTCTCAAAGGCTATATTACTCATCATGCGGTCGCTGTCCGTGGCGTGCTTAGCTGCAAACTCCGCCTCGTAAGCTTTCGCGTACTTTTTCTGAGACTCAAACTTATCTGCTTCAAATCTCAACAGCTTGGATTGGTTAGCAACTTCTAACTCAGACCGCTTATTCGCTGCTGTTGCTATTGCCGCCTTACCTGCCTCTACTGCCTGATCCCGATTAGCCATCTCTGTAGCAAAGGCCGCACTTTGGTCTTTATAGTTTAGTAGAATGCGAGTCTTCTCAATTGCTGCCAATCCGATAGTCACTTGCTTATCAAGTTCGGCCTCTTTGACTCTTTCTATCAGCCCAATTTCACCGATTATGCCCCGCTTGTACTCAGATTGCGCAGCTTCCTGATCTGCAATAGATTTCTTCTTAGCGTTATCAATAGCGGTTTGTGCTTCAGCCAACTGCTTGTACATACCGTCTTTGACGGTGGACTTATCAGGGTCTGGAGGCTGCACACGTTTTGTATTATTGATTTCCTCTTGCAATTTCTTGAAGTCAACTTGGAGTTCGCGTACACGTTTCTGTGCGGCTTCTAACTGAGGCTTTGCGATATCTTTAGATGTATTGATCTTGTCAATTTCGGCCAAGATACCGTCCTTACCGCCAAGACTCAAACGCAATTCCCGCTCTTTTGGGTTTGTGATGAGATAGTCTTTGTGATCCTTAGTACCCTTAGAGCCTGTTGAGTCGGCCTCTTTGCGGAACTCCTCAACCTTCGTGCGGAAAGCCGCAATTTCCTCAATAGTCTTGACATAAGCTGATTGGCCGCTCACTACCAGACCACGTGCTTGTTGTCCTTGCAACTCCCCCAAATTAGCCTTAGCTTTCAAATACTCTTCTGCTAACAAGCCTACTGCACGCCCTTGCGAGGTGTACATATTCTGAGAAGACATGAACTGTTGTGTAATCTCGTTTGCACCAGTTTTGCGACCTAACTGTTGTTCAATCTGGGCCTTCAGCCTATTCAATGTGCTTTGAGCTTCAAAGATTTTCTCAGGTGCTACTGTGGTGGACTCATCAAAAGCCTTCTTACGGTCATTCCACAATCCGATAACACGCTTAAGGCGCTCTTCCTCTTTCGTAAGTTGCTCTTCGATAACGTGAATCGAATTGCTCATCTTGGTGTTAGCGTCTGTTGCATCTGAAGTATTGTCTCGGAACACCAACCACAAGGCTGCTGCTGCTGCCAGTGCAATACCCAAGAAGCCTAATGCTGGCAACAGGAAGGCCATAAAAGACTTCGACGCCGCGCTTGCGGCTAGTGTAGCTGCTGTGTTAGTTTCAGTTACCGCTGTGGACATAACTATTGTGCCAATATTTTTAGCTCTTGCTACGTCTAATACACCTACGGCTGTGGCGTGCGCCAATGTAGCGGCGGTAGATGTCACTACCGCTGTGCGCCATGCACCAAACAAGGTTCCTAGTGTTGCGGTAGATACGCCCAAAGCTGTTTGTTGGACGACAGTATAGCCAACTGCCAAACGCCATAAAGTATACGCGCCCACCATAGCTGAAACGCCAGCGACATGCTCTACAATAAAGTTTGCTGCAATTGCAAGGTTCTTAACTAGGTTTGCAATAGCTGTTGTCTCACGTTCCATTTGACCTGTCATAGTGTTCATGCGCTGGGCACCGCTACTCTTGAACAAGTCGCCAAGAGCTTGGCCCAACTTCTGCACCTCTGGTGCTGCATTCATAAACGCACGAACAAATTCTGTGTCGATGATTACACCCATTCGCTTAAATGCGTGAGCACTATCGTCTTCCAACTTCTCTACTACATCCTTCATGAATCCGAGTGCTTTCGAGTTTTCTAGCGTCTTCTCTTTCAGCTTATCTAGGTTCTCTGTAGCCAAGATCAAAGACTTCATACCTCGTGCTGTAACCATATCACCGAAGATATCTGCTTTGGCTTGGTCAGACAAACTAGACGCTGCTCGCTTAATATCTTCAAGCAAGATGGTCATGTTCTTCATCTTGCCATTTGATTCAAACGCGGTTACTCCCAAACGCTCCATAGCCTTCTTAGCCTGATCCGTTGGCTCGTACAGACCTGTCAACATATTGGTGAGGGATGTACCTGCTGCACCACCCGTGATATTGATCTTAGCCAGCAAACCCAACATAGCTGCTGTTTGCTCAATAGACACATTGAACAGAGACGCTACAGTAGAAGCCTGTTTCATAGATTCTGTCATCGCCAGAACAGACGTATTGGACGTAGCTGCTGTCTTAGCGAAGATGTCTGTTACGTAGCCAATATCAGACAACTCCAGACCAAATGCGCTCACAGCGCCTGTGGCTGAAATAGCTGCTTGGCCTACATTCATTTCACCAACTGTTGCCAGATTCAGGATGGATGGCAAGGCAGAGAGTGACTGACTTACGCTTAAACCATTCTGTGCCAGCATACGCATAGCGTTAGCAGCGTCTACGACAGACTGCACAGAGCTACCTGTAATTGCTAGGAAGTTGTCTAGATTAACCTTCTCACCTTTTTCGCTCAAAGCAAAGACGAAGTTAAGCTGCTTCTCTACTTCCATGCCAAGCTTGAGAATACCCTTAAGGGTTGCTCCAATAGCCACACCTACAGCCATACCTGCAAAGTTACCATACGTGACCCACAAAGCGCCCATAGCTCCCGCCAAGCCACGCGCAAGCGCGTGAGCCTCTTTCATGCTTTCGTTATGTTGACGCTGTGCTTGACTAGCTTGAATAGTACGAGGTGTGAGGTTGCCGATAGACGTACTCAATGCCGTAATAGCTGTCGTCAGGGAAGCTGTCGATGCAGCAGCCCCGGCATTATTGGTGGTAAGGGACTTCATCAAAGCTGTCTGCTGCTTCAATTTATCCATGTACGAATTTAGGGCGTTAGCAGATGCTAAGTCCTGAGTGACCATTTTCTTTGTTGCTTCCACCAAAGCGTTAGTACGCTTCTCTGCATTACCCGCAGACGTGGAAAGGCCTCCAAGAGCGTTAGATGCTTCTCGGATTCCTGATGATTCAATTTTGATGGAAAGCGAGGTGATATCTACTGTCATGCTAATTCCTTATTTTGATTTCGCCATTAGGCAGACGCTCACCATCACTTCTTAAACATATTAAACGCTTCTTTCATTGCCAAAGCATTAGCTGCTGCTACGTCTTCATCCACATCTTCGATATCAATCAATTTAGGACAAGGCCGAGCACTTTCGGAAGCTGCGTTGTATTCTGCTGAATACTCTTGACTAAGTTTACGAATTAGTATAAGCTCACAATCAAGTATGTTCCATTGCTTAAGTACGATTGGCGTACTCATTAACCTAAACCTCTTATCTGGTCTGGGGTGCTCTAACCACTCTACGTATTCCTCTGTGTAGAATTTGTCAGCCCACTTAATAATCTGCACCCACTCTAGTGGTAGAATACCTCCAGCGGTTTGCGAGACAGTACCAACCTCGTTCCACCATTCTATAACTAGTTGCTCATACGGGGAGAGGGTAGTTAGCTCTAGCTGAATGCTACCCTCTGGGTATGATTCTCTTCTTGTATTCTCTTTGCCTTCAGGCGTGGCGTTAAGCCACGCATTGTGACGGACATACAAGAAGAGATTATCGCTTATTTCGGCAAAAAAGCGGACATGTCTCCCAGCTTCTCAACCACTTGCTCACCTACCCACATCAGGCTAGGGTCTGCGTAGAGCTTCTTGAACATCTCTTTACTATCAATTGCAACACCCTCATAGTCGAAGTTGGTAGCTTTGATACTGACAGCAGCCAGAAACTCCGCGCTATCTTCAATCGATTCGTCAGGAGTTTTCGACTTCTCTTTACCCTTGTTAGCAAGCTTCTCTTTCTCAGCCTTGCGGGTAGCAGACGCAAGCCAGTTGCGGTATTGCTTGGACGAGCGACCATAAAGTTCGATGGTGAGTGGCTGCGTCTCTTTTTCGTCAGCGTACATATCGTTGCCGGTGTCTGGGTCAACCAGATGCAGAACAGTCGTGTCGAAGAGTGCGCGGTTTTTGATATTGAATGACATATTTATTTCCTTTGGTAGAATAATTGTGCTACACTTATGTGTATGCTATTTTGGTTAGGGTGAGACAGGGCAGGGGTTAGCTGCCCTTTAGTTCAATTAAGCGTCAACGATGCCGCCGCTAATTTCCATCTTCGATTCGAAGCCAGTAATCTGCGACTGACCACCAATGGAGGTTTTGTACGAAGTAACCAGAACGCCAGCGTAGATAAGAGCGCCGCCATTCAGTGCAACTTTTACGCTATACTTCAGAGTCGAAGCATTTTTCTGAGCTTGCAGCAAAAGGGCTTGGCCGGGATCGCTTGGTGCGCGTGCGCCCTTAAGGTCCATAGCACCGTTGTTCAGGCTACCAATCAGCTTATAGGTAACGTTTTCATTGACCGGGTTGTGATTAATAACTGCGGACTCTGGGCCGACCATTCCAATATCGGTAACTTCTTTTACTTCTACCCAAGTGAGGGCACCATAGCCGATGGCGTCTTCTGTGGTGGGTGCGCCTGCGGCGATATAAATCTTAGAGCCTGCGCTGGAGAATGCTAATGTTGGCATTTTATTATTCCTTTGTTATATTAGTAAGGTGTTACGATTGCAGCACGAACTACGGCTGCGGTTGCTGCGGTGATTGCTACGACACCTTGCAGATAAGCAGAAGCGTTATCCAGTGGCACAAAAGCAAAAGAGTTGGCTGCGACAGAAACTGCCAGACCTGCGGAGACGTTCAGGGTGGCACCAGCGGCACCGGGGACAGCTACAGTTGTGCCACTAGCACCGTCAATAGTGACAACCACTGCGGCGGCACTGTTATTGAACAGATAGAGTTCTTGGCCCATACCTGCTGTGTACACAAGGGTATCGCCAGTAGCTGCAAGGTAGATGCCAGCTACGGTGATAGGTGTTACTGTCCGTTTAGAGACTACTGCTACGACTGCCATAATTTACTTCCTTTAGATTAATTTTAAAATTCTGCACGATAAGAGAAGCAGATTGGTGATATTCTGTACCCTGACTCATCTAGCACACTACGTTTTAAGCTAGGGAAAGTTTCGATAGAGAGTGGGAGGTACATCTTAGGTACGACAGGGAATAGTAGAGAAATCTCTTCCGCTATCGCCTCAGCCGCTCCTGCCCCTACACCATCCTTTATCCAAATGTTGCAGATAACTTCCCCTAGATACCGCTTGCGTGTGGCGTCTAGAGTTGCTACAATTGTGTTGGCGGGGATGATAAGGAGTTCAATGAATGTTGCGTTGTTAGTAGGTTTAGTAAAGGATTGACCTTCTCTAGCAATAGTGATATTCTTACTAGTGGCCCATGTAACTAACGCTGTTGTGATTATGCTACGAATAGTTACCTGACTCACGAATACTTACCTTTCAGATTATTGATAGCTCTTACAGTGAAGTTGTATGCTACAGCCTTGCCTGTCCATACCCAGCCATTCGTACTCTGCTCTACAGGCCAACCTATCTTATCTGCGCGGTAGGAATACCCCATCACATTAGTAAGACAAACTGTGTTATCCTTACGGTAGAATGGCATGCTAGATGCCAGAGCTTTGATGCGGGATAGACTAGCAGACCCAGACCTGTCAGGTCCGTTAGGAGTCACCATAACAGGTGTAGCCCCTATGGACACATGCCAATTGTTAGCTATGTCTCCGTCAGAGTATCCACGGATGTTGATATCACCTGTGAGAACTACGTTCTCTATGGCTAGGTATTCAAAGGCATTACACATTGACTTATTGGCTGCGAGGAGTGCCTTTTCTTCAAAGGCTTTGATTGCATTAGCAAAGCTCATAGGCTTCCTCAATTAAAAGCTATTATAACATAAAGGTGTCCAAAAGTCAAGGTATTTTTACTTAGTAATATCCTGAGTGAAGTTATACGCGTCTTTTACAAGCGTGCGGATAACTCCGTTGGAATCTACTAGTTGTATATCAAAATAGTAGACGCCTATGCGGTCAACGTTAGCTGCACTAGGAATAAAATCCACATACCCGCTTGACGGGTCATCCACCACACCGATAAGCTGGTAGGCTTGTGTTGTTGTATCAGTGGGGTTGCGCTCACTATTAACCGTCATCGTCACCACACACCCTGTGAGGTTCGCTACGATCCCCTTAACCTTGACAAGAAACCTATCTGCATAAGTGTCCCCTCGCGTTCTTTCAATTTGCATAGCGTTCCTTATTCTAGGGATATTGTGTATCGTTGTTGGACATACTCCACCACCAACTTGTCTGAAACGGAGATAAGTCCGTTACCTGCACCGGCAATACTTATTACTCCTGTGCTGCTTTGGTTCGTTTGTGTTGAAGGTGTACCAATCAGGTTGATTGTGTTCGGCGCACTAGCAACTACTGCCACAATACCTGACGATGTATTGTTTGTCTGAGTGCTGGACGAACCTGTTAAATTTATTGTGCTTGGTAGCGGGGGTGCCACAGTGACAGCACCTACGGAACTTGTAGACTGCTGCGTTGTAGTGCCCCCTACTAAGTTCACAACCTGTGCGTCGTCTACGCCTAGAGGACTACTGCCTAATGTCTGAGAACCTAGCATTTACGTCTCCTTATTGAAGGCCAGCATGCCCTGTTGGGGGAGTAAACGAAAAAGCAGATGCGCCGAAGTTGGTTGTTGTCAGACCGGCTACGGCAGTATCTCTCGCGGAAACCATGGCGAACAATGTACCGGATACTGTTGTTGGACCCCCACCCTGTGCTACTCCATTTTTATAAAAGCGAATAGTCTTAGTTGCTGAGTCCAAGTCTATAGCCACTCCAATAACGTCCCCAGTTGTGTAAACACTAGGCGTACCTGTAGCTGCGTTTGCCCCATTATTAAAGATAGCTCCGTCTGCACTGTAATAACCCCAGCTAGTGAGGTTTTGACCAGCAAATTGTGATAGCGAGGAAGCAGATGTACCTACGCCAATTAGTGTAGGCGTCGTTGAGCTTACCGTCACTTCCCAGTACCATTTACCCGCGACCTTTGAGATAGTTGACCTCGCTGACATCCAAGTGTCTGTGGCACCAGCTGCGCCTGTTACTGTTTTGTTTGAGTTAGATAAAGTCAAACCTGCATTCTTGTCCGAGGGGTTCCAAGTGGCGAAGGCCGCTGCTACAGGTACCACTGCGTTGGATGCGGGGGATGCAAGAGATGTGCCAACAGCGTTAGTGGCGGTTGCCGTAAATGTGTATGACGTACTATTGACTAAACCAGTCATTACGTGCGTTAGCGTAGTTGTTCCACCATTAGAATCTACACCTCCAGCTGGGGTAGAAACTACGGTGTACCCTGTAATAGCTGATCCACCGTCTGTGGGCGCGGTTAGAGCCACAGATGCACTTGTGTTACCTGCTGTGGCTACCGGAGCAACCATTTGAGCGGGTGCTGTAGCTGATGTACCAGCTGTGTAGTTAATAGCAGCTGGGTTAGTTAATCCACCATTGTTGGTGCAGCTAATTACCTTAACACCTGTAGACGCGGGGGTATAGGTGAAACTACCAGTAGGTGTTGTGGTTGTCAGATTAACAGATGTCGGATTGAATGCGCCACCATTAGCTCC